TGACCCATTCACAGAATACAAATGTTTCAACATCTGTAGACTGCCATGCAAGATACGCCATTTTCTTATGAGCAATGTTGTAAAACTTATCAATAAACTTTACGTCAACATTACCATACACATCTGAAACACCATCGACTTTCCAAGAGTCGTGGTCATCCCACTGGTCTGTGCTAATCATATGGTACTCAAAGATTTCGCATTCAATATCTCTAATGAGTTGTTGCTCAGATCGTTCGCCAGCGTTGTATATATTTGAGCGGGCGATACATTGATCTACGAATTCCTGCGAGACTATAATTTTCATTTACTCTTCCTTTCCGAGTACTCTTGTAAGGACACCTGTTGTATGCGTATGATCCGGTCCACTCCATCCCTCAGGTTTAATAAGATCAGGAAGACCGAGAGGGTTGGGGCGCGTAGCCTTAACACCAGGTTCTTTCGCCATGTTTGCTTCCATGACTTCAGCCCAAGCACCAGCGGCGTCGCAGCCGAATGCATCCAGTGTACCGATGGCGATAACACATAGGTCGATAAGGCCATCAACAACTTCAGCTGGATCTGAGTTATTAAATGCTTCTTCTGTTTCATTTAGTTCTTCTTTCAGAAATTGAATACGGAATTCTAAAAACTTCTTTAGAGATTCCATATCTCCTTCGTCTAGTTTACTGTTAACCCAATCATGCACACCAAATAGGTTATGCATATCTTCAATGTGATAGTGCCAAGGCACATCAGTATTTACTCGATAGCTCATGTTTATTCCTTTACTGAATATTTAATGGAGTCTTCGTATTTGTAGCTTGAAATTGTAAGATCTGATGGCTCAAATGAATACACATCTGCTTGCTTTTTCAAGTCGTATTTAGGTGGAGCCCATGGCAAACGCTTAATTTGTTTATGAGCATCGTTAATATGGTCCGCGTATACATGTGCATCGCCAACTATAAACTTAACAGTGCCTGGCCTAAGGGCAGCAACACTACTAAAGCATAGAAGCATAGTTGCAGAAAGCACCACATCACTGGGAACTCCCACCATCCAATCTCCGGATCTTTGGATCCATAGGAGATCCAATGTGTTACCGTCAGAATAAAACTGGTAGTTGTGGTGACAGCAGGGTAGATTAAGATCATCGAGTTTATCAGGACGCCATCCACTAATAACCATGCGACGATCAGCTGGATTGTTAAGCAGGCTGTCAATAACATTCGCCATTTGGTCGACACCATTGAAGTCACGCCATGCATTACCATAGTCGACAGCAATCGAACCATCTTCGTTAGCCCATTGATTCCAGTAGTTACAACCCCATCTTTCAAAGTCTTTAACATGTCGTGGGCCTCTAATCATTGCGGCGTATTCACCTAGCACACCTTTGTAAAACATTTGGCGTGTTGTAAGCAGCGGAAAGAAGCCACTTTCAAGTGAAAATTCCATTGTTTGAAATGGCAACGAGTGTGTTACAGCATTTCGAGTTTCTCTTACTGTTCCGTTATGTATGATTTTTCTAGCAATATCAATGTATTGCGATTCAAGTGTCCAAGCCATTTGAATTCCTTTCTAAATTATACCTAATACCCAGTTCTCTGCGCAGTTTTCTGCATAGGTTTCTGAGTGTCCTTTAATGTTACGGTCTTCAACTATTGTAACATCTTTAAGCATTGTTACAGTATATGAGCCGTCTTCTTCGAGAAATACATAAGCTTTGCGGTCTTTGTATTTATCGGTTCCATAGAATGTATGTAGTTCCATTACTCAACGTGCCTCAAAATCTTTTCGCTATATACATGCAGTACACCACGATCATCTTCAACTACTAAGCGAATAGCGCCACTCAGCTTTTCAAATACTGAAACAACCACACCTACAAACGTATAGTCACCGCCAACCTTTTCTACTTTATCACCTACATCAAACGTCATTCTTTTTATTCTCCAAATATGCTGCAAACATTGCGCAGTAAACTGCCATGTCAACTAACGTGTCCTCAAGTGCTTCGAAGTTTGTTTCTTGATCACCTTCACAGATATTTCGCATACGCAAATACTTTGTATGAATCATGTGAATGTAAGATGTATCTCCGAATGGGAAGTAATCTTCTTCAGTCCATGAGCCGCCCTGATAGTCTTTAGACTTACGCTCTTTAAGCTCAGCGGCTTCATGTAAAATTTGTACTGCAGTGACTTTCGCCATGTCAGCTTCCTTTCTTTTGTTGGTTGGAAAGGCGGCGTTAGCCGCTTGTTCAGCCTCTATCTCTCTCATTATTCTGCCGTAATCTGTCATCTTTATCTCGCTTTCTGTTATATTTCTTTTTGTTTTTAACTACTTGGTGCTTATACTTAGGATCACGAAGTAGCTTTGCGTATGGATTTATAGGTGTAACTCGCATGCTGCATACTCCGGATGTCGGTTATTAAAATTAAATGTCTCCTTAAAGACTTAACTTGGAGGTTTACTATGGGTTATGAAAACTGTGGAAAACACCCGAACTCGCTGAAGCAGCTAAAGCCCTATATGGACTCTGAGAAAGCTCGCGCTATGCAAGCAAAAGGTGCAGAAACACGAAGACGGAACAAAGCATTGCGAGAAGCAATGAGTTTATCCGCGCACGAATTTAAGAAAATCCGCGATGAAATTATTACGGAAATGCCGACAGCTGTCGAGATTCTTAAAGTGCAACTTATTAAAGCTATGCAAGCTGATGACCAGGATACTATTGAAAGACTGGCGATTGCATTAGCAGAGTATGAGCAGCCGAAGCTGCAAAGGATTGACCAGACCACGAAGAATCTTGATACAACTGAGTTGTCGGAAGAGGAACTCGACCGCAAAATCAAGGAACTGTCGGATGTGGGTCAGTAAAAAGTAAATAAAAGCCACTAGAGATACTTGAAGTATTTCTAGTGGCTTTTTTATTTCTTTACACAGGTCGTGGTACGAATTGGCCACGGGTTTTTGGAGCTGTGCTACGAGAGACTTTAAGATAGCCACGATTAGAGCTAATGGTGCCTTTCGCTGCATAGCGATTAGTAGTACGTCTGAACAAAAGGTTTTGAGAACCGATTGGATTTACAGTTACTTTACGCATTTTTATACCTCCCATGTGTCATAGAGTGCGTTGTCGATAATGTCTTCGATTGTTTCGCTGTCGTTGAATAGAGCTTGTAGGTCTTCGAGTTCGAAGCCATGCTCTTCAGCGATACGCTCGAGTTGGTCGTCGATGTTTTGACGTGTGACGTTTTTCATTTCGTCAATAGTACCTTGACATTCGTCCCAACCGTCTTGAACACATGCATGAATAGTATCTTCAACATGCATGGCGAGTTGTTTTAGTTTACCCATGATTTACCTTTCCGGTTTGTTTCCATTCACTGAATTGATATGCCGACCAGTGGCCGAGAGCTTCGCGCATACGCTCGAACAATGCTTCTTGACCAGACCAGTCGTTGAATACTAGAGCATCGGTTTCTTCGCATAGGTCAGTATGGATTGTTTCGATATGGCTTTGAGCGCTACGAATATTGTGACCGATGTTGTATATGTCTTCGTCATTGGCAAGGTTTTGAATATGTTCCATTGCGAATTCGATATGGAATATGGCTTCCATAAGATGCAGACGGCACATACCGGCTGATTTGATTTCTTCAGGTGCCATTGTGTTGCTCCATGAATTTTTGAAGCATGATATTGATAACTTGTTCAGTCATGTTTGCAGCATCGCCGAATATTTCGTCGTAAGCAACGTCGGTTTCTTCGTCTAGATACTGTTGATGTGAAATACCATGAGCGGCACAAACAGCTTCTTCGCATAATTCGATGATAGTTGTGTTGTTTACAGATGCTTCAGTTTTGTATGTGAAGGTAAAGTCATACAATTCATTTTCAAAATGTTCGTAGAATTTGTTAGCAATGATATTTTGAATAAACATTAGTGCATCGCTTTCGTATAGCCAGAGTTAAGACGGTTACGTGCTTCGATAGCTTCGGCACGCCATTGACGGTCAATATCGTTTTCGTTTGAACGCATCCATTGCCATAAGAAGTTTGCAATTTCATCGCGTGAGTGGGTGTTAGCATCAGTAATAGCTAGACGCAGGAAAGGAAGATTGGCAGATATGCGCGCTACCATCGCATCGTCGAGTTTGGACATAGTTCACCTCAAGTAGTAATTGATTGCCCGCACTAAGAATAATACAGGAAGTATGTATCCGATTGCGGTCATGATTTCAGCTAGCATAGAACGATGAACCTTTCTGCATCCGGCCGTTACTATTCCGGGATAAGGTTAGATTATGCACGAAACATTCTTTTGAAAGTAGCTTCGGGCATATTAGGATGTGCAGCGCGGGCGGCTGCGATGTATTTATCGTAAGACATATGAACTTTGTTACCGTCGATATGTCTGATGTATACACCTTTAGTGCGTAAGTATTCTTCGTCGGCCCATTCTTGTTTGAGTCGTGCGAAGTCAAGCGCTTTGATTTTACGTTGTTGGCCTGAAGTAAGACCGGTTTTGATTTCTTCAGATAGTTCGTAATTACCTGAAGAATCAGCATGAATGTAAACATCGAAACGCGAAGCATATTTATGTTGTAGGTTTGAATCACAGTTATGATGTAGACGCTTGCCGTATTTGTCACGGCGTTTACCGCGTGCCATGAGACTGACACGGAGTAATTGGTTAGATGAGTAACGATTGAAACGACGTGCAACTGAACGAACTCGTGCATTGTGGTCGCGTACGAGTTGCTTTAGCCGTAGCAATTGTGGGTCATCTTTTGATGTGATTGTGAACTTGTATTGGCTAATAGCGTGACGAAGTTCGTTAAGCATTACTTCGGCCATTAGTATAAACCTCCGGAAACAAAGTAATAGTCGATGGTAATCATAGCAATGCCGAGTAGCATGCCGTAATAGAATACATCAAATTTGGTCATTATCATTTCCTTCCGGGGTTAGTTGAATGGGTAGTTCGTATTCGCTTACAAGACCGGTTATATCCCATTCGACGATTTCGCGGATGAGACCGATTGATTCGATTAGATTAACTTCGGCAAGTATTGCTGTTGCAGTGTGCAAGTCGTCACAAGGAAACAAAACAATACGCCGAGATTCGGTAATAATTATTTTTATATTATCAGCTTCTGCTGTTTGAATAAGAGCCATACACTCACCATCACTGAGAGGGTCGATGAATGTAAACTCTTTAGTGACGTGAGCTACAGCTGTTACGTCGTCGGAATCAGTTGACATGAGAGAACCTTTCGGATGGAGGTTGAGTAAAAAGCAAGCGCTCTAGCGGAGCATGAAGGAGAGACTGCTACTACGCTAGAGCTGCTATGAGAATGAGTTAAGCAGTTTAGTGTCATGCTTAGGACGTACAGTTTCACCAGGTTCTTAGCGAGTCTTACTCTGCCTATTAGTGTGGTATCCTGGTTACGCACTAATTATAAACTGGCATAGGTACAAGGAATCGAACCCTGTCTTTCAGATTTGGAATCTGACGTGCAGCCGTTGACACTTTACCTATAAAGTGAGCAGTTTATCTTCATGCTCAGGAAGTATATGTAATAAAGCAGAGCATACAAATAAAGCGTATGTTGCACTGGAAAAGCGGCGTTAGCCGTTTATTGTAACTTGAAGCAAACAAATTCGTTATCGTTTGGTGAGGTGATAACAATGTTAGGTAGCGATGTATCAGGTGCACGGCAGTCAATCATGTGCCATTCGTAACCGCTAGCTAGCTGTTCGTTTGAAGTGTTGATGAAGTCTGCATTATCGGCGGACCACAACGCAGCGACTGCAATAAAGAATAGAGGCATGATATAGACTCCGGATGAGGGTTTGCAGTAGAATAAGGACCCACGCCGTAGCGTGAGCCCTCAGGGAGATTAGAATGGATTCGCAGTTGCTTCGTCCGTTGCTGGAGCTTCGGCTGGTGCAAACGCTGCAGGATTAGCAAGGTCTGCGATTGGCTCGAAGCTGGAATCGCCAGTGTACTCTTTGAACTCTGCGACTTGCACAGCAGTAAGAGAGCTGGAGATACCTTCACGACCGGCATTTTTGTAGTACATCTGATAGATGATTACGTTACCGCGTGAACCATTGCCAAGCTTTGAAGCATCGATAGGCTGAGCATCGGCACCAACAACAGTGGGAGCACCGTTATCAGATTGGTCAGCTTTGAATGCTTTACGCTTAAGAGAAGCAATGAACTTACCTGTTGGCTGCTTAGTCTCTTTGTCAAGCTCTGACTTAACATTGAGATGATTAGCAGACCATTCGTCAGCTACGGTTTTATCAGTAGTAGCAATTTGAAGCTCATACTGCATAACGCCGAATGGTGAAACAGGTTTGGTCAATTTAGCCCAGTTCAATTCAACATTGTCAATGCGATAATTGCGAGGCTGGAAACTTTGAATATTCATGATAGTACCTTTCGTTGGATGTGTTTAGATTGTGTAAAGATGATACGTCTACTCGTTTTACAATCGTGTCGGCTGAGAGCAACTCCGTCCGGGTATGGCTACTAAGACGTATCATTGGAAAAGAGGCGTTAGCCTCTCCTCGAGTAGTTATGGTAGCTTAGAAGATATGTAAGGGACTACATACCGTTCAAGTATTTCTACAAGAAGAAACACGAGACAAGCTGAGAAGCCTATGACACACATGGCTATCGCGAGGATAAGAATCTGTGTCATAGCTATCGGCGCCAGATGATTTTAACAGTGCCATCGGGATACACATGGTAAACATACTCAGTCATTGAAGTCCTCCTTTATGCATGAGTAACAGAACCAGCAGATGAATAGAGCTGCTAGAAGAAAGATAGAGTGGAATAGAAACATAACATTCGCTTTCTGTAATTAGAGAGAATACTATGGGATAAGTGCCGCTAGGCGCTTACAGTGCTGGTAGAGCTGAGAGAGCTGAGAGAGTACTGAGGGATAGCCCTAAGGTTACTCTAAGTGCTGAGTTCCTGAGTGACTTCAAGTAAAGTTCTAGGTTCTGAGAGATTAGCTTCTGGGGAATCTAGGGGGTACAGAAAGTATATAGGGGGTATATATATATATTATTGGTTTAAATTAACCTAACCTCTAGCCTTACTAGCTTCTATCATCAACCTCTATAGCATATATAGTATACTCTTAACTTATATAGTACATATATAGTATATATCTCCCCCCTCTTATAGGAGACATTTAAACTTATCTTAAATGTCCCCTTAAAGTAAAGTTATGTGAGGACACAACTATGGCAGATAAGAAAGAGCTTTTAAAGCTATTACAAGAAAAGCAAAAGCGACAGAAGCTAACTACCTATGAGGAAGACTTCACATCTTTTGCTAAAGACAATATTAAAATTATTACTAAGGATGCTAGAGCTGGCTTCGTTGATTTCTCTTTTAATGCATGTCAAAAGGAAATTACAGAAGCGCTTGATAAGCAGCTGCGGGAAACCGGGAAGGTGCGCGCTATTATCTTGAAAGCTCGGCAACAGGGCATATCTACATATTGTGCTGGTAGAGTATTTTGGAAAACATACTTTTCACCACATGCACGATCTGTTGTTATGGCGCATGATAGTGCGACATCAGATGCCCTGTTTACTATGAGTCGTAACATTATTAAGAATATGAATCCTGAGTATAGACCCAATGAGGTAAAGTCCAATGCTAAGGAAATTGTTATATCGGCTCCGCACTTCCCTAAAGATGCTTCAGGTGAGAGGCCTGTTGGTTCGTATCGACTATACACTGCTGGTTCTCCGGAAGCTGGTCGAGGCACTACCCCAACAATTGCTCATCTCTCCGAGGTCGCATTCTGGACGCATGATGAGAAGATTCTCGCTGGTTTGTTTCAGGGTATCTCAGAAGCACCGGGTACGGAAGTCATTATTGAGTCAACGGCTAATGGAGCTCAGGGAGAATTCTATAGATTATGGAAAGGTGCTATAGCCGGAGAAAACGATTATCTTCCACTATTTCTTCCATGGTTCTCTACTCCTGAATACTGGAGAGAACCACCGGAAGGCTTCGAACGATCTTCAGAAGAAGATCTACTGGTAGAGCAGTATGACCTAAACGATGGACAGCTTTACTGGCGTCGGTTGAAGATTGCTGAAGGTGGGGAATTAAAATTCCGCCAGGAGTACCCAGCGTCTCCCGATGAAGCCTTTATTACTGCAGGCTCTTCTGTGTTTGATCCAGAGAAGACAGC